TTACTCCTGCCACCGTATAATTCATTTGATCTAATGGTGCACCTTTAAGAAAATCTTCTGTTTGGAATTTGATACATAAATTTGAATAACCTGACAATAAGTTTAAGGCAAATTTTTGTTCAATATTTACAATCAATGGCAACATAGTAGATTTATAAAATTCATCTAGCATTGTTTGGGTGTTATTATATTTTTGATCTGCAATGCCAATCATTGCTGGTGGAACACCAAATAAACCACAAATACGCTTCATAGTTTGAGTTTTTAAATTAGCGCAATCAGCATCTTGCAAAGTAAGCATATTAAGTGGCTCATATTTCATTCCGTTATCTAATAACATACCTTGTCCGGGTTTTGACAAGTCAGTTGATCTAGAACCAGTTAAAGACGTCCAAGCTTCTTTTAATCTTGCGGCTATTTCTTTAAATTTAGCATCTGGAATAACTTGATCAGTTATAAACATTCCACTTGGCTTTGCACCATTTAGCATAATAAAGTTTGCATATAAGTCAATATCTTGATCTAAAGAAACTAATTCTGTAGCTAAAATACCTTTATTAAAACCTGCTGAACCTTGCCAAGCCATTTCTGATGAATGAATAACTTGGAAATATTCTAATGGCTCATCTTTATTAAATCCGTATGTGGACGTAGATAAGCGATAGGTCGGATATCTTGTCGGTGTTATTTGAGCGGTTATTAAAGTTGAATCTAAAAGATACATTTCCAACGGGGTTTGGCTAGGATTGGCTTGATCCTTACGCCATAAAGCAATAAAAGTTTCACCAGATAAATCATACCACATTGAGAATTGATACCAAAACTCATAAGATGATTGATAATGATTAGGTTCATTTAATAAAGCATTTACTGCTCTTGCTTTTGCTTTATCTCTTGCAGATACATTTTGATCCGTGGCGGCATCAACTAACTTGCCATCTTCTGTATAAGCCATAACTTTTTTAGGTAATTGTGCTAGTGCTCTTGCTTTTGCATTTACACATGACATCACTGTTGAGTTTCTACTCAACGTTGACATATCTACAACTCTACCAGCAGTATTGACTGATGATGTTGTTACATATAATAATTGATTTGAAGATTGAACGCCTTGAGATTTAACATTTCGTAAAATATTATTACCAAGAGCGGTTTGACCAAATAGGGTATTACTTTCGTTCTGGGCTTGCTTTCTTTTAAAGATGTCTAATATAGCCATGTTTTTCCTTTAAATACTTCTAAAGCCGTATGAGCTAGATGCGTATGGGTGATCTAATGAGCAGTGCATTGCAATAATCATAGCGATTATACCATCAATTTTTGCATTCGTGTCAGCTTCATTCTTACGAACTTTAATATTTCCATTAATATCGGTATAAACTTCAGCATTTCCTAATTGCCAAAGCAAAAAAGGATTGCCGTCATGCTTTATTGAATTTTGCATAATAAGTTTTTCTGTATGTTTGGATGGGTTATTTAAAACAGCCATTCCTTGACCTACTTTTTTTACTGGTATTCCACTTTCGTGTAACCTTGCAACTAAACTTGCCGCATTATAAGCATCATAACCAACTTCTCTGATGTTATATTTTGTGCATTCGTTTTTAATATACTCTGAAATTACTCTATCGTCCATAACATTACCTTCGGTAATGAAAAGAATTTTAGATTGGATTGCTTGATCAAAGATAGGCTTATAATGACTAGGAATAAAATTTAATGCTTCTTCTGGTAAGAAAAATTGGAATTTAGCATGATAGTCATCTTCTTTATATCTTTTTAACGTGCAAACTGCATTTAAATCTCGTGTAGCGGCAAGGTCAAAACCAATAAAAACTTCTTCCGGCTCTTGTTTTTCTTCACCTTTTGAATCTTCCCAGTATTTAGTATCTATCCAAGCCGCATTTGCAGATACATAAACATTAAGCGTCTTACATAAAAATTCATTTAATGATGCGGGTTTTAATGCCGCTTGTGATGCTCTTTCCTTAATAGCGTCTTGATAAATGGAAATACCATGCATTGGATTAGCTTTTTTCCAAATTTTTTCATCACGCCAATCATCTTGTGGATCTAATCCGTAAAGTAAACCAAACCAATGAGGGTTATCCGGTGCTTCCCCTTTTAGCATAGATTCAAACATTTTTAAATCTTCAAAGAATTTAGTTTCTTTAGTAAAGCTAGCAGTAGTAATATAAACTCGTAATGGATTCTTACGGGCAACCATACCAGAGAAAACAACTTCAATAGAATTTCTGTCTATAATTTGTGCAGCTTCATCAATAATGGCACAACTAGCATTTTTACCATCACCGGATTTTTTATTGTCCCTAGATAAAGCTCGGAACATTGTTTGGCTATCACCTTTTTTGGATAGCTGATATTTGCTTACTATAAACCAATTTCTAACAGTGGAAGGCATAGACTCCACAATGCCTTTTGCCGCATCAAAAACAATGGTTGCTTGATCTCTGTTTGTAGCTAGCGTAAAAACTTCTGCACCAGCTTCACCATAGATTAGTTCATATAAACCTATAATAGATGAGATTGTGGATTTACCAGCTTTTCTTGGAATATAAACAATGACATCAGTGGTCATTCTTTTTGTTAAATCTTTTTTATGTCGAAATCCATAGATGGCACAGGCAAGTAAAACTTGAAAAGGTTCTAGCAAGATAGTGTGTCCTGCATCTGGTCCTTTAGTATGCTTAATTAAACTTACAAACTTTAAGAAGTGTCTTACATAAGAATCTTGAAATTCATATTCCCATTGTTTATTGTTAAAAAAATCTAAAAATCTTTGGCAGACTAGCTGAACATTTCTACAAACTTCTATATTGCCTTTGGTTACATCAATGGCGTATTGTATGCCTTCTTCCCAATTGTTCATTTGTATCTATCTGGACCAGCCATTAACTCACTTATCTCAATGTCATCGGATGGATTGCCCTGTAACCTGCTTCTCGGTGTTAGCCCAAGCTCGTTCATTAACGCAATAATTCTTGGTGTAACTTTATCTCTTAAAGAAACAAATGGTGATGGACCAAGAGTTTTACCATTGTTGTATTTAGTAATTATCCCAGTAACTTTAATCCCCTTCTCACATTCTATATAAGTAGAAATATGTCCAGCTAGCATAGCTAGAACGTGTTGTTCTTGATCCGAGCCAATCCCATAGACATCATATAGATATCTAGAAGTATCTCGAATAAACTGAACCGGATCCCATTGATCAGGATGTTCAAACCAGTAAGCTACTGGCGTGTATTTTTTTAGCGAGTCAGGAATTAATACTCCTTGATTCTCGCCTTTTGTTCCGTGTACTAGATGCAATTCTGGTGGAAGCTTGTTTGTCATTTCTATACCCCCCTCCTTTTAACTCTGTTTACGAAAGGACAATACCCCGTTTGTTTTTCTATTATACGCATATTATTTAAGTTATTCGGTTCTATTGGGTTCTAGCGTGGGTCTTTTGAGGGTGTATCGTGTGTTAAACTTTGTGAAATCAATTGTGCATACCCTGCAATGTCGTCCCAATGGTCAATGTTATTAGGGTCACCATATAGGATACGGCCTATCTTGGTACATATTAGGTCAAGGGATTCCATTTGGTGTGGTTGTAGGTGCCAGAAGCCATCCGTACTACGTATGATATGTTTTAAATCTTGGATGGTATAACATTTAGGCTTATAATCACCATGGGTGGTTTGTCTTGTCTTTATTAACGCCTTTGTACTCACAATAAACTCCTCTTATCGTATAAAGTAATACTATAACTATAATGAACCATTCAATATAGCCAATTACACATAGTATATCACACAAGATATACTCATCCACTATATGGCTTGGTACCTGTATTGTCTATAATAAGGGCTTGTTTACGTGGTTTAATAGTTTCATTTACAGGTATGGATATATGTACCCATGAATCAAACTCTCTTATTACTTGGTCATAAGGTAGGTCACTATGTATTATGGCATTAACTACCTGATTAGGCGTCATTCCACCTACGTTAATATCTGCGGCACATCCTATACAATGTTGAGATGTTGGCTTACTTCCAACCAAATTATTAACTTCAGGGCTACGATAAGCAGAATTAATACGAATAGGCTTATTAAATAATATACGAACTTTTTCAAGGAATTTTGCAAGGCGTGTAAGGTTAACCACAATATCACCGTTAGGGCTATTATTGATATTATGTCTAATAGCAATATCACTATGAATAAGCTCCTCTAATGTAAAATGATCTGATAAATTCATTTCTTTAATCCTAAATACATACGCTCACCAATAATAAAGCTCATACAAGCACCGGTCATATCCAAAAATACAGCAACAATAGAACTTGAAATACTTGGAGAATAAACTACAAAGATAGTTGCAAGTAAGATAAAAGTAACTATAAAATATCTAAAAGAAGCTCTTAAATCAATAATCCATTTGCTTGGTTCACCATTAGGCATATCTAATGCGGCTAATGCTTTAAGTTTTTCTGTTTCTGCTTGTATTAATTGTATGCGTTCTTGCATATTTTGTGGCGTTCCACCTGCTCCACCTGTAAATTTAGCAATAATACCTCTTGCACCATCGGCAAATGCTGGTACTAATGCTGGTAAAATTAAACTAATTAAGCTTCCCATTTAAAACTCCTTTATATCTAGATTATATACATCACACACCATTTTTGCATATTTTTCAAACTTTTTACCATGTTGATCAAAGTCATTGTGTTTGTTATACCAAAGCATACAATGAATCATCTCATGTAGCATAGTTTCACTTATTTTGTTCCACGTGGAACAACTACGATCAATTTGTATTCTTGCTGGATCATTTATAAACCAACCATAAGCATCTGAATTTGAAACTACTTGAAATGTTACTTTATGTGGTGCAGGCATTCTAAATTCATTGAAAGGCGGTAAAGATACAAATGCTTTATAAAGCTTTCGTAAGTTCTGCTTCGTCAATAATTTGTTTGCCATAGTCTGCATCTGTATAAGTTTTTATACCTGTATCAGTATAGTGAAGATAAATGCCTTTATTCTCATCTTGAGTTTTTAATGTGTGATGAGATGCACATAAACTTTGAAACAAATTTAATCTAAACTTACTTATATCTTGTCGATGCGGGAATACATGGTCTATATGTTCAGCTTGAACTACTTTACCATCTAATAAACAAGCGGCACATAATGGTTTTTTGCTTAATTGGCTTATTCTTTGTTTTTTCCAATAAGCTGTATTATATAGCTTGTTATTTTCTTTTCCTTTTTCTGTCATGCCTCCACCATGCTGTGAACAAAAAGTGGATCTACCTGTTTTTAAATTATGGCAACCTAACTCACGACACTTTGTATTAAGTGGCGCAATTGGCATTAATCTAAAAAAGTAAGTCTATAAATAGTGGAATCAAGTAATGACATTAAATTATCTACTGAATTTTGTATAGATGTGTAATCACCAACAATAGCTCTATTTTTAACCAAGAAATCTCTTATTGCCATTACTTCAGTTAATGCATCAGAATTAGGTGCTTCATAAGTTGTTGGGTATTCTATAATCTTTTGATATGCACCTTGCCATTCTTCAATAATAGAATCTACAAGATCAGGTAATCCTTCATAGTATTTTTGTAGTGCTTTGTGTTCGGAATATGATTTGGTCTGTAAATGTAAAATATGACCATTTGTTGCCGCGTGTAAAAGCTTTAAGAAAAATTCACCAATGGTAACTGTAGGTATGTTTACTTGAGCTTCGTTAATTGAAAAGACTTTTTTCATAGATTACCCCTAAAAATGGTATTTTACTCTAAAAGAGCTAATGTGTGTTCTAAAAGTTCTTCTTCCGTACCGTATTTTTTTTCAAACGTTCTTTGACCCGCATGTAATGCAATTCCAAAACCACCGTGCTGATGATGCTTTGGACATAATGGAATAGCTTTTGACCAATGATTACGCTGACCCATTCCCATACCATGCCGAATATGATGAATATGTGGAGCAGAGTAGCCAAAGCCGCAACGCAAACAAACAATGCAACCGAGTAAAGAAAGTTTATTATAATGTTGTTTTTCATCTTTGGTCATTTTTCCATATCAGCCCAACCCATTTGACCCGCCCAGATAGCTATTTTATCTTGATAATCGGACATATCTTTAACCGATAAGCGAGCAGTTGATTTAATAGTTTCTACAACTTCACCATTAATTACTTGTTCTGTTCTTAAAAATTTAAATTTCATTAATGTATGCATTTCGTCAGGTGTATAACCTAAATGATTTCCTATGGATGGATAAAGAAATCCCCATAGTCTTTCATTTTGTTGGTTTGTTCTTAAATCTCTATTTTCCTCTATCGTAACCAATGGCTTGTTGTTTTTGTTTAATAGTTCGGTTAAATAGATTACTAGGTTTGGTAGATTGTCTTTGGATAAATGCCATCGCTTCATTTTTTGCCTCCTGTGCTGTCTTATATACTTTTATTAAATTAACACCATGAAATAATATAAATCTTTCTTCTTCGATAGTTTTGTACTTTGAAATGTAAAACCCATCACACTCTATACAATACTGACTAATTCTTTTCCATTTATTTTGCATGAATAGCCTGTTTAGCAAATGCAAGTGATATTGCTGGATATTTTTCAGGGTTGGCATTAATACGATAAGCCCAAGCACGCATATCTTTTAATGATTTTTCCTCTGATTTATGTTTACCAATATATTTAACTACATTATCTGCATAAACTTTATTTTCTTGTTTAGATAGTTTTGGTGCTGATAATTGACTATATTCAATTGGTTTAACTTTACATAGTTTAATTATATCAGCAGGAGTTGGATAAAAACTACTTTCGGATGTGTGTTCATTAAATGCTTTTGCAACAACAAGAAAATCAAATTGTTCTAATTTAGCAAACCAAATTCTTAATACATCCTTTGTTAATGCGGGCTTATTATATATTGAAACAACTGCATTAATCATATCTCTAAAATTAGCTTTATCTTGTTCTGTCATATTATTGCCTTAAAATAATGGCTCGTCTGAAATTAAATTAAATACATTTTCCAACGGTGCAGGTGGTAATCTTTCAATCCTGTGATTTGGTCTATGCAATATATAACAATCAGCTTCATGTTTAGTTCTAAATCTGCGGATAGGTTCGCCTAAATCATCAAATACCAAATATCTAAATAATACTTCCATTTTATAACTCATAATGTTCTTAATAGGATTAATTCTATCATCATATCAATACCAATAGCTAATCCTATAATCCCACCAATAATTAAAATACTTATTGCAAATTCTATAAATTTTTCCATTATAAACCTGCTTCAGATTCCACCAATTTTTTACTATCATATTTTTTAATATCAAAAAACATACTTACAGTTTTTTCATTACGATATAACTCAATAATTCTTAAGTTATGCTTTTGTGATTTTAAATCCTTTGTCCATGAAAGTTCGGATGGTGGAAATGGGCTTAATATAGACCAAACAACTTTATTATTTATATCTATTTCTTCCAATAGATATGCGTCAGGTTTATTTTGTTCCATAGAATACCTCTGCTTTAATTAATCTATTTGTATTTTGACTAAAAGTTAATCTTAAATTTGGTTTTCTTTTGTTAAAACCTTTGCCATTAGTTAATGACATTTGACATTTAAGTTCTGTTGTTAAACTAACCTGATATTCTTTTACAAAATCAGATTCAATACTTTTATATCTATTTGTTGTTAATTCTATTACATTGAGTTCGCCATTTAACTGACGAACCCAAGTATTTACGTTATGCATTGTCATATCTTATCCTTATCTTAATAAAAAATGTGATTGTTATAAGCTAACTTCACAATTTTGTCTTTAGCCCAATATGGCTTTGTCCATTTGGTATGGAACCATTTTGCACCTCTTGTCGGATCATCAATCTTCCCATTTAATATAGCTTCTGCCAAAGGCAATAAATAAGAAATAGTTTGCTTATCAGGCATACCAATTTTATTTAAAAAGTCATATTGATTAGGTTGACGCATTACCGAACAAATACTCTTCGGATAGCTTGGATCAGCTTTGCGGTTAATTGCTGTATAAGCAACTGCAATTTTGCCAATATCTGGCTCACCACGAGCTTCACCAAACATAATTGCTGATAAACATATAGCTTCATTTATCATCTTCCCTCCTAGAATGTTACTCTTTCAGGCGGTTCATCATTCCAGCGATGCTGGTTAATCCATGTTGCTGGATTAGGAATAAACTGCCCACCGTTTTTAAACCATTGTTCAGACTTTTTTTGCCATTCCAATGATTTAAGTACAACTTCTATATTGGGTCTTATCTTATTAAAAGATTTCCTTGCGGCTTCTTTGCCTGTCTTTTTAGGGTAATGATTCCAAAACAAATCAAAATCATTTTGTACAATAGTATTTAATTGGTTATTGGTTATTAAGTTATTGGTTATTGGTTGGTTGAACGTCTGTTGAACGTCTGTTGCACGGTCGTTGGATTTCCGTTTAACTGCCGATGCTTTACCGGCTTTGGAAGCTAATTCGATTCGATCCCGATAATACTGAATCTCAAGGTCACACCTTGTATGAATAAAACCATTTTCAGTTTCAGTAAAGAAATCGTTAATAACATTTTTAATAGCGGTCTGTTCATCATTGCTCCTTGCATTTAATAATCTAAATACTTTAGTTAGGTCTGATGGTAAAGGATCTTCATTCAGATAATATTGGTCAATAAGCTGTCTATAGCAACCATGCTCCAGTAAAGTTAAATGAATCGTATCTTTTCTATAATCAGCTATATTGTGTTGGTAATAATGCATATTACTCCTCTTGTCTTATCTTGAAAGCATAATATAACAAAATTAGCTAATTTAAAACATTTATTAAAACCTCTGTTTTTCCGTGTGTTGTTACTTCTGCTCGTTCCACATACAATTTATCAATTTGGCTATCGTCATCATATACGCCAGCCTGACATAATGCGTCTAAAAGGCTTTTAAGCCGGTTATCAATGTCAGCTATGCGATTATTATTGGGGTATAACTTTATTTTAATATATAACCTTGCACTTCCCAAGCTTTTAATGCCTTGCGTCATTACTACAGTTTTAACGATATTCTTAAAAGCTACAGCTTTTGGCGTAAGAAATCGCCTAGAACCATTAAAACCCCAATAGTTATTAACGCTTGGTGGGTATGGAACAGTAAGATATAAAGATTTATGCATAACAAAAATAATTGTTTACTTTTTAGATAGTCGTATTAATATGCATTTGTACCACACTTTTTACTGAAACGAAAGGAAACGATAATGAGATTTAGTTCAGCTTTTGGAATTGTAGAAACAATATCCGCCACTCAAAATACCGATTTTTACTCCGCATTAGAATTTTTACATAATAATCTTAATAAAGCCAATAAGTATCAAAAAATGGCTTATTCAACTTTAATTCAGCTTACGTCTCATGATTTGCAATATTTAACAGGTAAAACTGTGCCTATCAATATTAATTTTTTAAAAAAAGGATAAATGATGTCACAAGATAAAACATACAACGGTTGGGCAAATTACGCTACATGGCGTGT